GGCTTTGGTCCTGGCTCTTCTGTGGCAGTATTGTTAGTTGGCTTTGGCTCAGGCTTTTCTGTTGGTGGTGGTGAAGGCTTAGGCTTTTCTGGTTCAACAGTTGGCTTTGGGGAAGGTTCTGGTTTTGGTTGATTTGCTGCAGCAGCAGCGGCTGCCTGAGCAATTGCTCTTTGAATTTCTCTTTGTGACTGCTCATCATAGTAACGCCATGCGTCATCAATTGCACTGTTGACATTACTGATTGCTTGATTGTATGCACTAATAGCATTATTTTTATTTTGTAATGCCGTTGCAACATTTAAAACTGAGTTATTATATTCATTTGTTTTATTAGTTAGTGTTTGATTGTAACCATTTAATGTTGAAACTGCTTGATTATAAACATTTAATTTATCATTGTATACATTCTGTGCTGAGTTTTTTGCAGAAAGGGCGTTGTTGTAGGCATTGGTTTGTTCTTGTGTTGCTACAGATCCATGGGACAATGTGTTTAAACTACAACTAAAGTTTTGTCCCCACACTCTTGGATTTCCAGCATAGTCGCAACCTACACCAGTCCAACCTAAACTTCCAGATGAATCATATGGTATTCCCCATCCAAGATGATAAGATCCTGGTCCCCCACCGTTATACCACCAAATTTCTACATCAAATGTTTTATCTGTAGTTACATTATATATTGGAGAGTATTGACTCCATGCTGCTCCTTGCTCAACCCAATTATTAATAACTAATGCTCCGTCAATATACATCCTAAAACCATCGTCTGTATACCCTGCAAATTTTGTTGATGTAAACCATGAAGGTACTGTTATTTGTCCAGTAAATTTAACTATAAAGTTTTCATATCTATTACCACAAACTGGAAGTTGCATAGAGTTTTCACCATATTCCCCAAATATTCCACTACATAAGAATTGGTCTGTGGCTGCTTGACCATTTACCCTCATCAGGCTATAAACATCATATCTTAAACCAGGTCCTGATGAATTGTTATTGTTTAATGCTTGCTGAGCATTTGATAAATTAATATTGGCTACACCAAGAGCATCGTAGGCATTATTTTTATTAGTTAGTGCAGTGGCTACTGTAACAGTTTGTCCGTCTACTGCTGACTGAGCAAGTTCTACTGCATCTAAGGCTAACTCTTTTGCCTCTACTGCATCTTCATGGTCTGCAACTGCTTTATCTCTGACATCCCGCAGATTTTTAGCATACATAAACTTATTCTCTGCTATGTCAATCATATTAATTAGACCATCCTTATAGTCTAATTTATCTACTGCGCTATTGAGGTTTTCAATACGCTTGGCTGCAACTGTTAATGGGTCGTCAGAGTGTGCGTCTGTAGGGGCTATTAAAAGCCATCCAAAGGCTAATATAGTGGCTATTGTTATGCGTAGTAATCTTTTTATTTGCTTTCTCCCTCGCAGACAAGATGTCTGATAGGATGATTATACCATTTTATTGCACAAAAAAGGGGCTACCGTAATTGGCAACCCCTTTAGTGTTGGACTAATTACTTAACTAGAGTAACCTTTGCCTTTGGATTCTTTGCATTCCACTTCTTTGCAAGTGCATTGAATGAATCTTTAATTGCCTTAAGTGCTGCAGCATTATCTGCAGTTAACTTAGCAATTGTTGCATCCTTAGCAAGGATAACTGCATCAGAAGCAGCCTTTGCATCTGCAAGTGCCTTAGCAGAAGAAGCCTTCTCTACTGCAAGAGCAGCAAGTGCTGCATCCTTTGCAGCGATTTGAGCAGCAAGTTCTGATACTAGATCACGAACTGTAATCTCTGCAAACGGTGCAAGTGCACGAGCAGGTAGACCAACTACATCTGCAGATGTTGCATCTGTTGATGTTGTAGGTGCAAATGTAATTAGTGCTCGTGATCCAGTTGTTGGAAGTGTTGCGGTAAACTTTGCAACTCCAAAATCTGAAAGTGTAGCACCAGTTGTTACTGTTGCTGTATCAAGTGTTGCTGTTGCAGCAAATACTGTTGCAGTAATTGACTTACCTGATACCTTGTTACCAAATGTATCTGTTGCAGTTACTGTAATATCCTGCTTTGTTCCAGCAGCACCTGATGTAGGTGCAGATACTGTAAGAGCATTGATCTTACCAGCAGTTCCTTGTACATAGTATGTAAAAGTTGTTCCCTGGTTTGAAATTGTTACTGTACCAACTGCTGTTGTCTTTGTATAAACATAAAATGTTGCTGTTGTTCCTGTACCAGTTACAACTGTCAAAGATGATGATCCTGATGTTGCTCCTACTGGGGCAGCAGATGTGTGTAGTGCAGACACGATTGTTGCGTTTGTTGCTGAAACAGTTACGCTAGATCCTGTATCAACTGTTGCGACGAACTTTAGTGCGTCAGCAGCGTCAACTGTATTGTCTGCAGGTACTGGTAATGATGCAGGTGTAGCAATTGCTGATGCTGTAGTGTTTGCTACAGAGTCAAGCGATACAGCGACTGTCATTACAGCAGCACTTGCAGGTGTTGCTACGATTGTGCCCAAAGTCATGGCTGCAACCATGGCTAGTGCGATTTTTTTGAATGAATTCATTTGTTTCCTTTTCTTTATAGTAGATTGAATCTATCCAGATAATCTTTTACATCATCTGGCATAGACTTTAATTGTATCACATTGGAACTAGTTGAGTCAAATACATCTTTTGGTCTTTCCCTAAATGTATGAATCTCGACTTCCTGATCTATATTTTTTGGGGTATGTGATATAGCCCCAAATATTGCTCCACACACAGCATCTGCCAAGTCCTTGGAAGATTTTCTTGGGTGGTCAACTCTATTATTTTTCATAATTTTTAACTCTGTTAGTTCTTCGAACAAAAGTTCGATTGCAGGCATAACAAGTCTTTCCTCATAAACTAGCATGGCCATATCTTCATAATGCTTTTTTGCAACAGAAACAGTCTCAGTTCTCATGCCTACCTGTTTTAGTTCATTCTGAATATCAAAGGATTGCCAACGGTCAAAAGAAACCATGCCAATATCAAAACCTTGCCTTCTAAGATTTTGAATCCACAACTTAACCTCAGACAGGTTTACTGGTCCTTCAGTTTTTGGTTCCCAATAGACTACGGCATCTACAACAACTACTGGTGCTACTTGTTGATAATCTTTAATTACCTGAATATTTACCCACTTTTCTACATGTGCGATTGCAATAGCACACTTATCGTGCTTTTGGGCAAGGTCGGCGTGGACGTAATACTTTTTAGTTGAGTCTGGTTTAAAAGTTTCATCAAATCTTTTATATGAGTCAATAGGGTTTCTTATTGTCATACAGGCTCTTACCTTTTCTACCTGCTTAAAAAACGCATCGGTTGAATATGTTGGAACACACGCAAATCTTTGCATTGCATCCCCAAGATCTGTATAAAATGCCAACTTGAAGTCATCAATTTTTCTAGTAGGATTAACAACCCAAGTAGGACGCTTTAACGCAAACACTCCTGGATATTTGTAAGAAACTATGTTGTCTTCATCCCAAGTAATTTTTAATGTATTTCCCTCAGAACCTTCAGGCAAATCCTCATTCATAATAAATGTATGATCTTTTAATACGACATCTTTTTCCATAATTACAGCATCATATCTTTGTGAAATAAAATCTCCTGGATAACGAGGGAATGAAAGGAGTGCAACCTTTCCAAGATCTGGAAAACGAGAATCTACAGAGGCACGGAATGCTTTATAGATATTATCAGCAGTCTTGCCTTGATCATTTCCTGTGCCAACATCATTTGCAAAACCAGAAATCTCATCGAGTACAGCAAGGATAAGGTTCAAACCCTCATGAGACTCACGCTCTGAGTGACCAGAGTAAACAGTAATTGCTTTATCAAATTCAATACTTTCTGCTTTAGGGTTATACTTACCAGCAAACCATGGGGACTTTTCAATTTTTGTTTTAAATCCTTTAAAGAAAACATTCTTTGCTTGCTGTGCGTTAATAGCAACATTGATTAAGTCAATAGCATCTCCAGAAGGCTTACCAAAGTATCTTGCAGGTTCTTTAAGGCATAATAGTTTATATACAATGTATGCACATGCTACTGTTGATACGAAGTCTTTTCCAGATCCCTTGCCAAGTTGCAGAATAACTTCATTCTTTGTGTATTTTTTATAATAGCGTCTTCCTTCTTCATTACCAAGAAGATCAATCAAGTCCTCTTGTTTGTATATTTGGCTCATAGCCTCAACAATGTCATACTGTACTTGAGATAGTGGAGGCTGTCCAAGATAATCTTCACCCTCAACAAATGTTTTAGCATCTACTGGAGTTTCTTCAAAATTATTATTTTTTAAAGCCTCAAAAAAATCACCAAAGTCAGCCATTGTGTATTACCGTAATAACTTCATTTTGTTTAGCAATAGCAGAAAGTCGTTTCATAATTTCATCACGGATTTCTGGATATTCAGAAGCAATATCTTTCAGAATTGACATTAATACTTCTTGTCGCTTTTCAATCTCAACCATCTCTTCTGCAAGTTCTTTGTTTTCAAGCAATCCAGCCTTTTGAAGCATATCAATTCTTTTAGATTCAATGTCCATAACAAGTTTAATCGCTGTTGTTTTTGCAGTAAGATTGTTTGTCATTGATGCCTCGTCAATAACTTCATAAGACTTTAAAATGAGTTTGCTGTAGTGTGTATCTGCTGCTACAAGTGCTTCTTTTGCACGAGCACGGATCGCAGCATTATCGGAAGCCATGGTCTTCCATTCATCAATATAAGCAACTACTCTTTGTCTTGGAATATCTAGTTGTTTTGAAATTACAGTTGGGTCGTTTCCCTTTAGATATTCTTCAACCACATTGTTTACTTGATCTAAATGCTTTATTAGGTCTTCTTCAGTTGACATTTGATAGCACCTTTGAAACTTTAAATAAGATTAGATATCCAATTAGATCATCTATGTCGTTATCTCCATAAAACTCAGAACCTCTAGATATTCTGGAAAGTTTGTCATCTATTCTAATCTTAATTTGCTCATCTGTGTTTGCTTTTGAAAAAATTCTAATTGGATCGATAGCAGAATCACCGTATGACTGATTTTTTTTAATAAGCATTTCTTTTATTTCATCACAAATATTTGAAATAACATACTGTGTTTGAATGCTCATTCATCATCCTCCCAATCAAATGTTTCTGGCAAACCTCTTAATGTATATAGTGCATAACTAATTCCAACTGCACCCGCAATAGTTAAAACTACAATAGCCTTTTGTACTTTGTTCATCGTTTAGACTTCCTTAATCCGTATTTTGCCAAATAAACATATATTGTTTCTACACTTGTACCGCACTCTGAAGCAATCTCTTGTGGTGTTTTTTTATCCATAAGAAATCTTTTCCTAAGCCAAGTTTCACTAGTATATAGTTTAGCAGCCATAATGTTATTTGTCAACCCCTATTGCTTTGCCCCAGTTTTTTATAGCCCAATGACCAATACCACAGGCATCTGCTACATCGTTATCAGTAATAGTCTTATCATACTGAATATTGATAAAGTTAATAGTTCTTTGTTTGCGAAGATCTCTTTCAAAAGTTTTATACCATGACTCAGATTTTCCTGGACTTTGAGACCTAATATATAATTTTTCATCTTTAGAAATCTTTTTATTTCCAATAAAGTTTTGCCATGTGATTGGAGAAACTTTCCCAACCGTACGTATGCCAGACTGGCCTGCTGCACCTAAAAGGGCACCTTGAACCAAAGCAAGATCTGCAGCAGTTTTTGGACTATTCATAAACACTGTATGCTCAATTACAATAGCATCCACATTTACAATATGATCGAACAATGCTTTTGATTTTCTTCCAGCATCAATAACTTTCTCATAAATGTCTTTGCCTTCAAAATTAATCTTGCCAACCTCTTTAAGATATCCATCATGGAATGTTGCATATGCAAGACTATTAGTACTAGCGTCAATGGCACAAATGCGCTCTGGCTTTATTTCTATGCCCCACTTATTTTGTACCATTTATTTTTCCTTTTATTTCTTTTAATGCTTGATTAACATCGGATGGATTTATTTGACAAGCAGAGCACAATGAATCATCATTATATATTGACAACTGTCTTTTACAAGATTTACAAGTTCGCATCTTGCCTTTTCTTTTTTGTCTTCTTGTAAGCAAATATCTTTGTGCAATCTTTTCTTTTGTAGAGTAATTCCTACACTCTACCGAACAGTATATCTGATATGAGATATCTGTTTTAAATTCTTTATCACACCAACTACAATGCTTCATCTTCCAGCAACTCCAGAGGTTTAATTTTAACATCCCCTGTCTCTGCTTCGGCACATGTTTTTTGTAATGGACAAACCTTACAGATCTTTGAATTTGATCTATATGTTTTTTTAGGCAAAGTTTTATCTTCCCATGCCTTGCGAACTGTACGCATCCAATCAAATGCCTGGTCTACCCACCGACGGTAATGATCGTTTACTTCTACAGGAATAATAAGTAGGTCATGATTATTTTTATTTTCATAAATCAATGCCCCCTTATCTTTCTTGAGAATCTTCATATACATAATTAGTTGCATTAGGTGGCCAGTCTTTGGCTTCCTACTTGCTTTTCTATATTCAAAGCCTTCATTCATCATGGTCTTAATTTCACCAAGAATTGTTTGACCATTATAATTAAGCATTACATCGCCATACCCTGAAATTGGTGGATCATCATGCTTGATTTTAAACTCTAGTGCTGGATGAATTTGTTTCTTGTACTTGCTTGGTTCTGGATCAAATTCCATGTCTTCTGCCAAAAGACCAGCATTCATAACAGCATCTTGAATTCTGTCATGGCTAAGTGTTCCGCTGGTTCTGTTTGCTACACCAAAAGCATCTGCATCATCATGGAAAATTGCACCCTCAAATGCAAGGTACCAGTATCTGGCACATTCTCCTGCTCCGTATGTCAAAGAAGATGGAGCAAAAGTTGTCTTCTTTTGAAAGCGTGGCTTTATATTAACTGTATAGCCATTTCTAATTGCCTCAACAAGTCCATCAGTAAATGTTGGCTCTTCTAGTTTATTAGTCACTTCTGGTCTGATCATAACTTGCTTTAGTAAATTTTTTGTCATTATCTTAAAACTCTTTTCTATTCTTATAAGTATAGCAGATATCAGCGTGTTATGTATTTGAGTGCAGACACTAAATTGTTGATTGATTCAGCAGCAGTATAGTAAAGGTTTTTCTTGCCTCTATCGGATTTATCTACATTTGCCATCCAGGTTGCTTTAAAAGCCATCTTTGCTGCGATAGCCTGAAGACGCACAATTTCAATATGTGCTACATTTAAAGGAATATCTGGCTTAATAATAATCTTAGCAATAAAT